GTCTGCGGCATTGTTGGGGTCATTTACCTGTCTCCTTTGAAGGTTGGCCCTAAGTTTACGTAAGAACCATGCTCTGCCCCAAGCATCTTTTTCCGTCGTTCCAACCACTTGACCCACCACGGTTCTTGTTCATGCTTGGGGGGTGGCCGGTGGTATTTTGGCCTGTATGCGGCCAGATACTCCATGCACTGGACGAGGTGGCATTCCCCGCGAGTGTTCGGGGCGTCGGTGACAACTGGCATCCCGTTGACGTAGTTCACCTTTTTCCTGTATCTTTTGATTTCACGCTCTAAGTCTGGGCAACTCTGGGCTAGCACCCGGAGGGTTGTTTTGCCGTCCGGCTTAATGTGCATCATCATTCTGGTGGCCTCTGTGCGGGCCGGAATGTCGTCGCACCCAGCAAGGAAACTGCTGCCGGTGGCCTTGCTCCGAATGTTGCGTTCGGCCAGTTGCTCGGTGTACTGGTCGGCTGGAGTTCGACCAGAGCCAATGTCTCTAATCCTACCGCCGTGTGCATCAATGACGAACGCATGGAAGTGGTGCCCCCTGACCTTTTGCTCAAACGCTTCACCGAATATCTTGGCGTTGCAGTGCCGCAGGTAACACTGGTCGTACGCTAGGATGAACGATTCATCTGGGGGGACTGCGGCAAACAAGACTGCCGTGACTGTGTGGCCGGGGTCAATCACGGCGTAGCGTGTCCAGAAGTGCGGTATCTGTCCGTCTGGCAACTCCGACCTGTCCATTCCGTGTATCCTCATATCAAAATTTGGATACATCAAAACCGAGTCAACAATGAAATCGCCTTCGCTACGCTGCCGGACAGTATCCAGTCCCACAGCAGACCAACGCTCAATGGACTTCTGCTTCTCCTCGTCGTCGAGCCACGCATTGTCCAAGAATCGAAGTTTGAAGTGCCTTATCTGGCTCTCGTCCCCGTGTAGCGACTCCTGCTCGTCAGCCCGCTCCTTCATTCCAAGCAAGGCGTTATTAGTGGAGTGCGGCATTGCAGACCAGCAGAATTTACCCTTTCGGTCTACGATACGAGCCAGAAGTTCTGGTACCCACTGTTCGTTATTAATGTCTTCATCTATATGCACGCGGTCTGCCTGAAAGCCCTGTGGGGGATCGCCCTCAGACGAGAAGAAGTAGATTGTCCATCCCGTGTGTAGAGTACAGGACTGGATATAGTTGGCAGACTTCAGTACCCAAGACGTCTTGGCCACTAGCCTTTCGGGGATAAGTGGGGGTGCTGGCTTGGCTTCGCCGCGACGGTCTTTGTCCTTATTTGGGTCATATACCCGCCATTCCCCCGTGGTGGCGTCTTTGATTATCCTGAACGCCCCCGGAAGAAAGAGCATTGGGTATACGGTCAGACCTATGTGCCGCCAGTCCTTGCCAACAATTACAAGGTTTCCTTGGGACGGGTACTTCTTGTGCGGGTCTTTGTTGCAAACCGCACGGGCGTCTTCAACAAACGTACTAAGCGACTTACCAGACCGGTTGCCACCGATGACCAGAATTTCAGACGCTCGGCATTCATGCATCTGTTCCTGCATCGGACTCGGGACGTAGAGGTTCAGACCCTCGTTCTGCCTCGACTTCAGTTCGGTGTGTATCTCCCGAATCTGATTCTGGGCGTGCTGGGTCATCGTCGGGATTGGAGGTATCTTCGAGATGTTTGGCTTCGGGTGTGGCATCTAGGATTGTCCTGTTCTCTAAAACGGCCATTCTGAACCGGTTCTGGAGTTCTGCTTCCAGTTCCTCTTCCGTCCACAAGTCGAGTGGTTTCTTGGTGCCACCCTGTTCTACGTTGCCGTGGATTAGCCTCACGACAGTTTCTAGGAGTTTGTTGCGGGTGGAACTGCCCGCCTTGGAGTCGTAATACTGTTTGACCAGTATGGCGGCAAACCCAGAGACCCCGCCGAAATACTCGCAGACTTTCTCTACCAGTTCAGCGGAGTGGGGAATGTTGTTCCCGCCATGCCTTGCGGCTGCGGCATAGATGTCCATGCCCGCCTGTTCAATCCTGTCCAGCGACTTCTGCCGCCGGTCAGCGGCCCTTTCCCGCTGAATCTTCTTTTGCTTGTTGAGGCATGACCGACAGACATTGGCCATCCCGCTTTTCTTGCTAATCGGGAAGTAGTCGTGTTCTGCCGGATACTCTTCACCGCAGTGGGTGCATTGACGTTTTTCCATAACTACAAAATATAACGGCCCGCCGGGGTTTCCGGCGAGCCGTTATTTGAAACGTTGAGTAGCAGAAGAAGGCTAAACGTGCTGGCTCAACAGGTTTACTCGCTGGGTGTCGTCTCCGGTAGCCTGACCGTTGAGTTGGCCAGCGGCTTCGAGCGTAAGCCCGACATGCGGGGCAGCACTAACGTCATCCACGGAGGCTGCGGAGAGAAGACCGGCACTGCCGATGGTGCAGGCAACACCGGCTGCAAGGGCACTGCCGCTCGCAGTGCGGCAGTTAACCGGCCCCTTGACGACCACCCAAACAATGTCATTCTTGCGGACGTCTACCGAAAGGTACTCGTCCACAACACCGACACACTTGCCAGCCACTACGGCGGCGTTGTCGCCGTCAATGGCATCGAAGGTGCCTAGTCCATCGTCGAGAACCACAAACCGGCCAGCGTAGTCGGTCAGGGTATCTCGGTCGAGGAGGTCGTCTCCGACGTAGCGGGCTGCTACTGCGTAAACAAGCCGGTTGCTGTACCGCTGGCCGGTCGATGGGTTGATGTCCTGAAACACCTTAACCTGACCGACAAGTTCGGTTCCAGCCGATGGCACTAGGTTGGTTGGTGGATCACTGTACTCAATAGTCTCGCTATTGAGGAGTGTGCCACCTCGTCGCCAACCCGGATCAGAAAAAATGCTTGACATAGCGTCGTTCGCTCCTTGTCTAGTTCAGAGTGGGATTAGGTGTTTGAGAAGCCATCGCTGCTGCCGTCGTTGGAAGCAGTAACAGGAGCCAACAGGAAGAAATTCCTCGGACTCTTAAATTTCATGTTCCCGAGAGTAGAACAGGCGTACCTGTATGACTGGGTTTCTTCGCTAAAGTACGGCCCTTCTGCCATAAACAACTGGTTCTCCAGACAGCGGAGTTCCATGTTTCCGATGGAAAGACCAAAACCCAGACCTGCGGGAACTGCTGCTTCGTGCGCGATTTCGCAGCCGTCCTGCTCGAACACGTCACTGAAGCCATAAGACCGAAGTCCGTTTTCTCGGGTGATAATCGCCCGTTCCTTGCTCTCCAGTGAGTTGAGGTACTGGATGAACAACTTGCGGTCGAGAACAACCATATCAATCTGGGACTCGCGTGTATCATTTCTCTTGCACTGCACAATTCCCTCTCGGGTTGCAACAACGCAGTTTTCTTTCCAGTTCTGCTGACCTCGGAAACCGGTCGAGTTGTAATTCACGACGACGGGGGAATAGAAGTCAAATTCAGGATCGACTGGAACATCTGGCCAGTTGCCGGTCGTCGTGTTAATCCGGCTTCCACCGTAGTAACCGAGTTCCGTACTCAGGCCAGCATAGTTGTCAGTCGGATAACCGAACCGGTCGCCAGTGTTAGCGGCTGTCCGCTGGTTGGCAGTCTTGGTAGCACCTTCTTCGATGGTGCCGTTGTATCCAAGGAACGACAGGGCACCGTGGAAGAAGTTCTCGTTGCCTGCGGCGTTACCGTCCACGTATGGCTGGTACGAGAGGTACTGTTCCAGTGACTCTTGCAGACGCTGGGCCATCTGGCTGGCAACGTTGACAAGGGCTTGCTGGCCACGGTTCTCCAGAAGTTCACGACGGTAAATTGCGTCGGTGGCCGTAAAGCCACGCCAAGGCAATTCCGCACGCTTCCACATATTGATTCTTTGGAAAGTACGCGGTGTATCACCGGTATTTCCGGTTACAGGGGCGTTGCGGTATCTAACATTCCAGTCAAATCCGCGACCGCTCTGGTTCATCAAAATGTTGCCCTGCGCTTCCAGCATGGCGAAGACCTTAAACCGCCGGAAGACGGCAATCTCTTCTTCCCGCGTGTGCTGGATTATGGTCGTGGCAATAGCGCGTGCCCAGTCAGTTGGTGAGGCCATATCTCAAATAACCTTTCTATTCAGTGAGGCCAGATGACTGGAGGTTAGCCAGCATCCGTTCCTCAAAACTCATAGGTCGTTGGGGTTTTCGGGAGTCTGTTCCTGTGGAGGCTCGTCGGGTTGGAGTACGTGCCGCCTGCTGTCGCAGGTACGCCATGTTCTTTTCTGCCGATGTTGCCGTTTCTTGTGCCGGTTGCGGTGCAACCTGCGGTTGAGGCTGTGCCTGTTGTTGGGGCTGCTGCTGCTCAAACTGGAACTTTGCGAGGGCTAAGTCCCTCTCCACCATTGCAACTGCGTAATCCCAACGAGACTGGACACCATTGATGCCTTTTGTCTTTGCATCCTCAATGTATTTTTGGACAAGAAGTCCCTCTCGGGAGACATTCCTGTTCTCGTCGTACAGCCAATCAGCGTTCT